TTTAACTTACCTAAGAACTGCAATAATGGTAAACCATAAGCAGTTGGGATAGTGTTGATAAACGCTTCTAATTCCTTGATTTGATCTTGATTAATTGTTATCATAGTTTTTATTTTATATACAAATATAGTTAAATATTCAATTAAATTGATTGTTCAATATCTTCTTCAACAATTGGTTCTGGTACAGGAGGCACATAATCACCTGTGATTGTTACATCAATTTGAGTAGCTACCCAATTGTAAGCATACTCATTTGTTGCCCAACCATTGTAATCTTCGCCTGTCATAGTTAAGTTACCTTCTTGTAATTTACTTTGAGTTTCGCTTATTAAAGAATAGTAAAAAGTAGCTGCATTGTTTAAATTGTCATTAATACAATAAGCATTAAGGATTGTTGCCGTTCCTAAGTTTAGTGGGAATACCACAGGTTGAATTGTTTTCATTTTTATTTTATTTTAGAATATTTGATAGAATCCACTTCCGTCAGCGATAATAAAGCATCTTGCTTTTGAGGCTAATGTTATAGAGCCAACATCACTACCTGCCATATTATAGATAGTAAATCCACTACCTGCTGATATTGTTTGTGAGAAATTTGATTTGTTTATGACAACATATTGTAAGTTGTTAGAACTTGGACTTGGTAAAGTATAAGTTTGTCCTGAGCCTACTGCACCACTAATAATATGATAATATGTAGCGTTAAAAGTTGTACTTGTTGTAACTAATTCTCCTGTATAAGAAATGTTATTAGCAGTTATAGCACCATTTACTTGTAGCTTACCTTGACCATTATCTGTTGTAGTATTTACTAATACATTACCAGTAGTATTTAAATAAAGTTGATTTCCAGAGCCACCAGCACTAATTAATATTGGTTGATAAGAGCCAGCAAACCTATATGAAGTACCTATTCTAAAAGCACTTCCACTAAATCCGAAAAAGGCTACATTATCTGTTGAGTTTTGTTCTATTTGTAATCCACCTCCTCCACCTCCATCTGCAACTTGTTTAACTAAAAGAGTAGTATTTGTAAAACCTCCAGATGTTGAACTTGTAGTTGTGTTCATTAATACATTACCCCCCGATGTGATTCTCATTCGTTCACCATAACCAGAGCCATTATAAGTTTGAAAAACTATATCAGCAAAATTATTTGATTGTTGTACTGCTCCTATATATGCCTCTGCTGCTCCGCCTATTCCAAATGAAATACCAGTTGTAATATTTGTACCACCAGTACTACTTGGCAATAATCTTAGGTTTGCACCAGTTCCATTATATCCAGTTGGAGCATATGTATTTTGAGACCATCCTCTAACTTGTAATGTGCCATCCGTATCAGTTACTGGCCCTATTCTAACTAATCCCGCGCTTGTGATACGCATACGTTCATTAAAGTTTGTATGGAATGTTATAGGATATGCTCCTGTTCTATAAATAACTCCTGCATATGCTGCTCCAAACTCTGTACCTGTACTGTTATCTAATCCCATATAAAAAGCACCTGCTCCATTATTTGCTCCGAAAAATGCAGCATTTGTTCCTGTTGTAGAAGTTACCCTTACACCTTGTGCAGCATTAGCAGCTTCTGCACTAATTATTCCCCCTGCCGTTACACTACTTGAGAATGTAGCAGCACCATTTCCTGCTATTGTTAATCTAAGTGTATCTGATGTATAAAATTTCAACCAACCTGTTGTATTCTCTCCGTTACCTTCTATTAAACTAAATGCCTGTGTATTAGAATTTCTTTGAAAAGTTAAATAGCTAATATTAGAAGCATTATTTTTTATTTCTAAGAAGTTACTTACTCTTGCAGTTCCACTAACATCAAGTTTAAAACCTGCGTCTACAGTATATCCTATTAATAAAGAACCATATAAAGTAGTTAGTTTTGAACTTGCTGTAAACTCTGCAATAGTTGCATTTTTACCATCTGCAATTACTAAATTTCTAAATTGAGTTGCTCCGTCATTGTAACCTCTATAATTTATATATCCTGCAGAAGTCTCATTCCTACTATAATTAAAGTTTAAAGCGTTATCAGCAGATAAATAAATTCCATATCCTAAATTATTATCTACTTTAAAAGGTATTGGAGCAGCTACTCTATCGTTAGAAATATTTAAAGCACCTGTTAAAGTTCCACCTGTTAAAGGTAAATAACCACTTAATGCAGAACCATAATTAGGAATATTAAATATCCCTGTTGTTGAGTTATAAGTAGCTGCTCCGCTTGTACCTGTTGTGGTTAAGCTAATAGATGCTCTTGCTAAAGCATCTGTATATTGTGTTATTGTAGAACTAATAGCACCTGTTGTGTTATTATAACTAATCCCTGCTCCTGCGCTTAAACTTGTTAAAGTAATAAAGTTAGAACCATTAGTAATTTGATTGTTATTAGTTGGAATCGTAATAACACCTGTTGTAGAGTTATACGCACCGCTTCCTGCTACAAAACTCAATGCTGCCCTTGCAAGTGCATCTGTGTATTGCGTAATCGTTGAAGCTATCGTAAACGAAGGATAAGTACCACTAATTGATATTCCAGCACCTGCCGTTAAAGAAACAGTTTGATCTGGAGCAGAGTTAGTAATAACACCTGTTGTATTGTTGTAGCTTATTCCTGTGCCTCCACTTAAAGAACCTAATGTTATAAAGTTAGAACCATTTGTGATTTGGTTATTATTGGTAGGTATTGTGATTACCCCTGTTGTGCTATTGTAAGCACCACTACCAGCCGTAAAACTTAAAGCTGCTCTTGCTCTTGCATCCGTAAAGTAAAGGTTTGTATTCTCAGTTACTTGACTTGTATTGTAATCTCCACTAACCGCTACAACCGCACCTGTTCTACCAAATACACTTGTAACCGCATCAGTATTATCATCAGTCCAAGAAGCAGTTATTGTACCGCCATCTTGTTTATTTAAAGTTAATGTCTTAGTTGTTGTTCCTGTAACCGCTGCACTTGTTAAACTTCTATTGTAAGCAGTATCAAATTTAACCCAATCTAAGTTATCTAAATATCCATCAACTAAACTAGTAGCAGCAGGTATTGAGATTGTATTGCTTGTATTATCTAATGGAGCAGTAAATGATAAGGCAGCTTGTTTATTATTAAACGTACTCCAATCCGTTGAACTTAACTTACCTGTATTTGTAGCCGAAGCAATAGGTAGGTTAAAAGTATGCGTATCCCCACTTGAAACAATAGCAAAGTTAGTTCCGCTTGTTCCTGTGGTTAAAAATTGTGATTGGTCGGTTAAGTTATTTAAAGAAACCATCCCCTTAGATAAAGTAGTAACTACTTGACACAAATGACCATTCTCGGTATGTAAAGTAACTGTTCTACCATCTACGTTTACATAAATTCTAATTGCCAATCTATCCGTTAAAGCTAAATTAGCAGTAGCCACAGGAATAGCAAAATAATAAGGTGCTATCGTAGTGCCTTGAGTAATATACTCTGGAACACCAACGCTTGAACCTAATAAGGTAAAAGTTGTACCATCGTACTTATAAAGTTCTGCATAGAAAAAAGGATTGCCTGTATTGTTGTTTACACTAAAATAAAACTCACAATTAAAGTTACCGCCAGGAATCAATATTACATCTGGGTCATTAGCATCAGTTAAGTAACTTGCTACATATCCGTTTGAAGATATGGCAATGTCAGTTCCAGCACCTATAATTGGTTCTTTACTTAATTCTCTATAAGCTACCCCACCTATTGTACCTTGTGAAACACTTGAATTAAGATAGTAACTAACCGAACTACCGCCACCACTTGATGTTGGAAAGTCAGCTAACGTACCATCTCCTCTCACATATTGAGAAGCAGCACCATCTAAAGCGGTTATTACACCACTATTAGCCACTACTGGACCTTGTATATCCCTAATCTTTGCTTCGCCTGTAACTTGTAATTGACTCATAATATTTTATTGAAATAATCCACGAATATACTCACCAGCTTCTAAAGGTCTACCAAAAGTAAGAACCCCAGTTGCCGATACAAACTTAACATCATCTCCTGTTGGAGTTCCTGTTGTTAAAATGTTTTGCGCATCCACACCACCTCTTGAAACGTACAAACAAGCATAACCGATTGTGTCAGCAAAAGTAATTGATGTTTCGCCACCACTTGCCGTGTAACCTTTTGTCTTAACAGGATTTGAACCTACTATAATCACACCGCTTGGGTCAACCTCCGTTCCTGTTGTATTGTATGCACCTGTACCTTGTAGGCTAATATTGTAAGTAGCCACATCCTTTTGTGGTGCGTTTATTGCTAAACTTGATATATTACAAGTTCCGTTAATAATTGTTAAACCATCAACCCCATTATCCACTACAAACTTAATTTCTATTGGTTCTCTTGCTAACTGCTTTTCTAACATAAACAAATAAGAAAAACCAGTCAAAGTAATCAACCCATCACAAGTTACATTCCAAGTAGCCACATCGTTTTTATATTCTCTAAACCAAGCACTTGATTGGCTTGTTACCTCTTTTTGATCTACACTTACATTAAACGTACAATTTGTACTACACGCAAAAGCGACATCAACCTCTGGGTCAACATCTGTTCTATGCCAATAAAGCATTACGTTATTTCCTATTACTGCTCCCATATTACAAATTTACGCATTATTAAAATATCTTTTTGGAGTTTCTATTGTAACATCTCCAATGTAATCAATAGTAGCAGTTGAAGCATTATCAACCATTGTAATCTCTAAAAGTTGTATTTGGCTTGTTTCATCCATATAAGGATTTGATGTAAGCCTATTTATTAAAAACTTCTTACCATTATAAGACAAAGCATTTGTGCTTGAATCTTGAATAGTATATGTTTTATCAAGATAAATAAACCCATTTGTTCCAGATATTGCTCCCAAATCACCTTCTAAAGTAGCTATATTCTTATTTAATAAATTTGAATATTGGCGCATAACTAATTCAGCCAACATACCAAAATCTTCTGGTGGATATCCGTATCTATACCAATCCCTCCAAATAACACCTTCTTCATCAAATAATAAACCTACATTATTTTGTATTGGTGATGCACCTTGATATGGATAAATCGCACTATAAGGAATGTCTATATCTGTTGCAATTTGTGATGTTGCACCAATATTTCTTGTTAATACAACTTCTTTAATTGATGCTTCATTTTGTGTTAATTTAACGTTCTTGATATATCCACCAACCGCACCATTAGCTGCTTCAAACTTTACTCCTATTAAACCTTCAATAGTCAAACTTAAATCTTGTGAATAACCCATTGGTATATCAATAGTGTTATTAACATAAGTATTAAATGTAGTATATGTAACATCTATAAAATGTACTGAAGTTGACCAAATATTATTATCTCTTAAATAATAAGTTACACCACCAATGAAAGCCGTTATATAAACTCTTATTTTATTCCCAGCATTTCCTCCTTGAAATTCAAAAGACAATGTAGCACTTGTACCATACATTTTTGGCAAATATTCATAAGCCGTAGGTAGTGCAAAATAGTTTTGTATATAAGCATTGGTACTACCACCTAAATAAAAAACTTCATATCTATTTGATTGATCTTCATTTAATATAACCAAAGTTGCTCTTGATGGCGCAACCTCAAACTCACTCCAACCATTTGCTCTTAATGAAGAACCAGAACCAGTAGTAAATTTAAAAGTTCCGTTATATATATAATTTGCAGCGTAATTATACGGCAAAGTTGATTCAATAGTTGGGAATCCTTTTCTTACTATTTTGGTTTGACTATTATTTACAAAATAAACATTACCATCTTGATAAGGTTGAATGTTTATTGTATTTGTTAATATACCATTACCACTTACAGTTGGCGCATCTTCAACAACATATCTTGTATAATATATTGTGTCAGCTTGTTGATTCATTGGCAAAATATACCAATTGCCATTTGCTTGGAATAACCTACAACCAAAAGTCTTAATTATATTTTCTAAAATAGTATAATAATCTAATTTATAAAAATCCCTTTTATATTGATACGTTTGACTAAATGGTTCATCGCCACCAGCATCGCCTCTATCAAACATTCCATCTGCATAGTAAGAACAACAAGCATAAATAAATATCATATCTTCAAATGGCAATTGATTTAAAGAAATACCAATAATGTCAATTAATTTAATTAATGAATTTACATTTACATCACCATCATAATATATATATCTTAAAAATGAAAGTCCATCAATACAAGTCATACTTACTTCTTGATTACCTGTTGTAAATGGAACTTGAAGATAATCATTAAGTAAAAAACCTCTCCATTTGATTACGTTATCAATAACTAATTCAACGTAATATTTTGTTTCATCAAAGTTTAATAAGTCTGGGAAATTATCGTAATCGTCTTGATCTGATATAATAAAAGACACATTTAACTGTGAAGATATTATAAAAGCAATTGGGTCTTCATTTGTAGCATTTGGTACTAAAGAAACATTTGTTCCTATATATGGAGTAACTGTTGCACCAACATAGCTTTTTTCGTATATCTTAACTATTAATGATGTTCCATCTCTTAATTCTTGCGTTATTGTATATCTTAATCCGTATGCCATTATGCTAAACTAATGTTTTGTCCTTTAAGATTAGATGCCTTCTGCGCTCTATTTGTAGCTAATAATAAATCTTGTCCTCGTAATACAAATTGACCTCCATTTTGAGTAGAGCCAAAATCACTTGCCAAACTTGTTAAACCTCCACCTCCACCCACAGTTGGCAATCCCAATGCAGTCATCACAGCTTTAAATATTAAAGCCTTAATAATCATTGCAGTCAATTGAGCAATAATTTGTTTAAATGATTCCTCTAATGCTTTTCCTATATTTTCACCATTTGCCATAGCTTGAAACATTGCTTCAAATGCTGGTGTAATTGTATCAGTAATTCCGTTTGCTAATTGTAATTGAGTATTGTATGCTTTTAATGCCGCTTCATTTTTAAATATTTGTTCAGCATTATATTGTTGAGCAAACATTGGTAAATCCTTACTTAGCTTACTTGGTGTTGCAGGTGTTTTTATTTCATTTTCGGTTTGTATAATTTGAGTTGTACTAACCTTTAAAACCCTTGCTTGTTTACCTAATTTTTCAAGACTTTCAGTTGCTTTATCAGTTGCTTTAGTAGTCTCATTTGCGCCTTTAGTAAATGTGAAAAAAGGGTCTTTAGTAGCAGCAACATATAAATCATTTACTGAAGTTCTTAAACCTATAATTCCACTTCTTAATTCCAGTGCTTCTTTTCTTGCGTTTTTATTAGCATCTGCAGCATTATTAATTACATCTGCTTGACCAATTGTTGCATAAACATTTTGATTAATAAGAGAATTACCAATCGCTAACTGTTTATAATATTCCCTCCCTGTTTGTATTATTTTTTTATTTGCTTCAGCTAAAGCAATTGTTTTATTAGCAATTTCATCAATATATCTTGTAGTAATTGCTTGATTTACTAAAGATTGAGTATATAAATCAACTGCTACTCTTGCTTGGTCAACAGTTGTAATTGTTGATGCGTATGCTTTATTTACCTTGCTTAATTCAGTTACAACCGCTTTAAATGCCTCTGCTCTTTTTTGCTCACTAACATTTGCATTTTCACTTATAGTTAAATATGCTTGTAATCTTATGCCTGTTTCACTTGCTTCGGCTCTTGCATCTCTTAAACTTTGAGCAAACTTATTTTCAGCTTTAGATGCTTCAGTTGTTCCACTTATGAAATCAGCTATTTTAGGACCAAATGCAACTATAATTGATGAAACTGCACCCAAAGCTAACCCAATACCTGCTGGACCCATTAAACCACCTGCCATTGCTTTCAAAGCAGCACCAGAACCTCCAGCTTCTTTACTTAACCTTTGAAACGATTCAAGTAAAGGATTTAAGTTATTCGCAATACCTATAAATCCATAAGGAGCATCTTGCGCAACTCTTGATAAGTTTGATAAAGCATAAGTAGCTGAATTACTTGTACTTGGCAACGTTTTAAACGCATTACCCAATTGATTTGTTGCGGTAACTGTTTGTTGAATATTTTGTACCGCTTGTTGATTGTCTGCGGTTATTGTAATTTTTAACGTTTCTTGTGCCATTTTATTATTTTACTCCATACAACTTTAATGTCCTTGCCAATTGTTCTTGTGTCAGTTTTGGCTTATCATCTTCAACTTCATCACTTGGCAAAGGAAAAAAC